ATCGTCTGGAAAGAGTAAGTTTATCGTTGGGCAGCGGACCATCTACCAACTGTTACAGGGCGGGCATAACTTCCTGATTTGTCGGCAGACAAAGACATCTATTCGCGGTTCGGTTGCTACTGAGATTGCAAAGGTCATTGACGAGTGGGGATTGTCTGACCTGTTTAGCATCAACAAAACAGACGGGACAGTTACTTGCCGGAATGGGTATCAGGCCGTCTTTGCTGGCCTGGACGATGTTGAGAAACTAAAAAGCATCACATTTCACAAAGGTGTGCTGACCGACATTATCGTAGAGGAAGCGACAGAGACAGACCAGAGATCTATAAAGCAGTTATTGAAGCGGCAGCGCGGTTTAGTCAAGGACGGCGTAAAGAAAACCCTGACCCTGCTGTTCAATCCCATCCTGCGGAACCACTGGATATTCAAGGAATACTTTGCAAGACTTGGCTGGAAGGATGATCAAAAGGAATACAGGTCTGACCGCCTGACTATCCTAAAGACAACCTACAGGGACAACCGTTTTCTTGAGCCTGACGACATTGCGGACCTTGAGAACGAAACAGACCCATATTTCTACAATGTGTATACGTTGGGAAATTGGGGCGTGCTGGGCAACGTCATCTTTACGAACTGGAAAGTACAGGACTTATCAGGGATGCGTGACCAGTTCACGAACCGGCGCAACGGCGGCGATTTCGGCTTTAGCACAGACCCGGCGGCGGCGATCCGCAGCCACTATGACAAGATGCGTAAGACTATCTACATCTTCGGGGAACTGTACGAAACTGGCCTGACAAATGATGTGCTTGCGGATCGCCTGAAAGATGCAATCGGGGTATGGAAGCATGAGGACGGAAAAGAGCCGGAATGTACCGGGACGGAGCGCATTATCTTTGACAGTTCCGAGCCGAAAAGCATAGCTGAGCTGAGGCGCTACGGTGTGGATGTCTACGGCGCAAAGAAGGGTAAAGACTCTGTTGTGCATGGTGTTCAGTGGCTACAACAGCAGACCATCATTATAGATGTGTCGTGCGTCAACATGCAGAACGAAATACAGACATACAAATGGAAAGAGGATGCGGGCGGGATCGTGGTCAAGTCGGGCGGCTTGCCCGTCCCTGTGGACAAGAATAATCACCTTATAGATGCGACGCGCTACGCCTATGAGGACGACATGAACGAAGCAACAGCGGAAATAGTAGAAAACATTTTCTACAACTAGGAGGCAGACATGAGTATAGTAGATACCTTTTTCAACAGGATGGCGGAAGCATTAGCGCCGAAGATCAGCGACAAGATGGGCCGAGAACAATCCATACTTGCGACGTACTATGTCGGCAACCATCGCCCGCAGTTGAAGCCGAAGGAAAACCCCAAGACGGGCGCAATCACAGACGATAACGTCATTATGAATTTTACGGGGCTGGCCGTTGACCGCTCCGTGTCTCGCCTGTTTCGCGGCGGCATCGACTTCAACCTGCCGGACGGGGCAGAAGCGCAGGAAGAGTACATCGAGCGCGTGTGGGATCTGAACAAGAAGGAAATCATCCTGTACCAGGCAGGCTTGCATGGTGCGGTGTATGGCACTACTTACTTCAAGATTGCGCCAGACGGGATTACAGATCCGTATACGGGCGACGTTTACCCGCGCCTGATCCCGATTGACCCGGAGATTATCCGTATCATTACGGACCCGCAGGACATGAACGTGGTAGCCAAGTATCACATCGAATACAAGGTCAAGATACAAGAGGCTGAGTTTGTAGTAAAGGAAGTCGCCTACCGCGAGATTACAGAACGGCGCGGCAACGGCTGGGTAATCACCTACGAGAAACAGGAAGGGCAAAGCAGCAAATGGCAGAAGTACATGCCCGATACTGTTTGGGATTACGACTTCCCGCCTATCCTCCATTGGAAGAACCTGCCCAGCCTGAAATCCTGTTACGGCGATAGCGAGATAGACGACATTATCAACGTGCAGGACAAGGCAAACTTCACCTACTCCAACACGGGCAAGATCATCGAATACCACGCCCACCCCAAGACAATTGTCACTGGCATTTCAGCCAGTTCCATTGTGACACTTGATACCGGGCCTACTGCGATGCACGTCTTTTCCACGCCGGACGCCAAAGCGTACAACCTGGAAATGGACAGCGATCTTGCCAGTTCCCGCAACTTCGGCAACGACCTGCGGCAGGCCATCTTTGACATTAGCCGCGAAGTTGACATATCCAGCATGGCCGACAAGCTGGGCGCATTGACCAACTTCGGTCTGCGTGTCCTGTGGTCTGATGCGATGGATAAAAACGATACGAAAAGATCATTGTACGGCGATGCCCTGCTGGAACTCAATCGCCGCCTGCTGGTACTGGCCGGATGGACAGGGGAAGCCAGTGACCCCGGCGAAATCCAGTGGGGTGAAGCGATGATCACGAACCCGATGGAGGAGATGCAGGTAGACCAGTTGGCGCTTGACATGGGACTGGTGGACAAAGAAACGGTGTACGACCGCTACAAAGCCCGCTACGGCAAATCCTGGGAGGACATCCAGGCGGCGCTGGCAGAGGAAGCGGCGAACGCGAACCAGAACAACAGCGACATCGGTTCGATCATTCTGCGGAATTTCAATAACGGGATGGGCGGCGGGGAACAGGGGCCGACGGGCGGAGCGCCTATAAACATGGAGCGGTCAATGGGAACAGCAGGTCCGTTACCTAAAGGAATGAACGGCAATAATGCCGAATGACACCCCCATCCTCCGCCTAGTCACCACGCAGGCCGCGCAAGTGGCGAAGATCGACGCCGACAACCTGGCGCAGGTATCCAGAGCGTACCAGCGCATGTATGGCCGTCTCGAAGGCCGCATCGACGCCCTGCGGCTGGCGATTGAAGCCGTCCCATCCCCCACCGTGGCGCAGATACGCAAGCTGCCGGAATACAAGGCACTCATGCGGGACGCTGAAACAGAATTGCAACAGTTTCAGGGATATATGGGTACCATGTTGGAACAGGCGGCAGAGGACGGGATCACGTCCGGCCTGTCTCATTCATCCCAGCTTATCTCCGCCATGACCGGCGGGCCATTCGGCGGGCTGCGGTCGAACGTAGTCGGGCCGTTGCTGAACTACCTGCGGCGGGACGGGCCGCTGTATGCACGGCTGGCACAGATCACGTATGCGACGCATACAGGCGTGAGCGAGAAGATTATTGAAGGGGTAAGCCTTGGGAGAAATCCAAGAACCATTGCACGGGCCATTCAGGACGCGTTCGGCGGCGGGCTGACGGATGCGCTACGAAATACCCGAACCGTCCAGCTTTACAGTTACCGCGACTCGGCCCGCGCCAACTACATGGCGTCTGGTGTGGTGGAAGGCTGGGTGTGGTCCGCGCATCTGGACGGGCTGACCTGCGGCGCTTGCATGGCGGAGCATGGGACGATCCACCCGTTGAGTGAGCATATTTTCGGTCACTACAATTGTAGATGTGCGGCCCTGCCCTACATCCCTGAATTTGGCAACAGCATAGAGCAGACGGGCGAACAGTGGTTCAACAGTCTGCCGGAAGCGCAACAGCGGGCGGCGCTGGGGTCCGCCAAGTACGACGCGTTGAAGGCGGGCAAGTTCCAGTTTAGCCAGTTGTCCCAGGTGCAGGACACGCCCGTGTACGGGCCGATGAAATCGGAAGCCAGCCTAAAGAGTTTGATAGGTGAACAATGAAATGTATCCGTTGCGATATTGACATGCTGCCGTCTGATATGTTTGGCGATGTCTGCCCCAACTGCGGCATGACGGCCACCGAACAGGAAGCGGCGAAGCAGAAAGGGAAACAGGAAACGAATGGAAATCGACCAGAAAGTAAAAGACAGAATCGTGATGGAATACGTAAGTAGTGTAGGTTCTGCCGCCGTTCCAACCGTTGAGAGCTGGAGCGAGATCCGCTGCCCTGCCTGCGTCCCGCTGGGCTGGCCTTCGTCGCGGTTACTTTTCAAAGTGAACGGCGTCATGTCGTACAGCGGCGCACGGGTAGAGATTGTCTGCCATCGCTGCAAGTCTCTTGTAAGTTGGGTGATTGGCGTACCTGTGTTGCATGTGATAAAGTATGGGCAGAAAAATGACCGCCACCAAACAGCCGCATTTGAATAACATCGTCCTGTTCATCCTGATCCTGCTTATGCTGGCAATGCTGGCCTTGCAGGTGTACCACATCATAGACAGCAGCCGCCCTATCCTGCGACCCGCGCCGAGAGCGCCGGAACGGGATAACCCGCTGCGTTACAAGTTCATGCACCCGGAAGCAAAAGCACCGCAAGACTTGACACGATGTAAAGCATTAATGATATAATATTTTCAATCTAATAACTGCTACAGCCGCCATGCGATTCCTGCTATAGATAGGATTGGCGGCTACGGTAAACTGAATAAAGAGCGAACGCCTAGAGCGTCATTTGTCCAAGTGGACGAGTGGCGCTCTTTTTTTGTTTTATTCACGAAAGGAAACTATGACCACAGTTACAGATACAACCCTGCAAGGCGAGACGCCGCAAACTCAACCAGTGGTTGAGCCACAGGTAACAGCCCCAACCAACGCGGGCCAGCAGCCAGCCCAAGAACCGCCCGTTGAGGAGTGGGACAAGGAACGAGCCGCTACGACCATCAAGGCGCAGCGGGCAGAAGCGAACGAGTTACGCAAGCAACTCAAAGAGCTTGAAACATTGAAGGCAGAGAAAAAGCAACGCGAGGAAGCAGAGCTTACTGAGCAACAGCGTTTACAGAAGCAGGCCGATGAACTCAAGGCGGAGAACGCCCGGTTACAGGCCGACATCTGGAAATCCAAAGCGGCCAGCGAAACAGGAATCCCATCCATTCTTGCGGAGCGGTTGCAGGGGAAATCCTACGATGAAGTCTTAGCAGACGCCAAGAAACTTGCTGAATCCCTGCCGAAAAAGACCGCACCAGGACTACCGCCGACCAACCCCGGCAACGCCGACCCGAACGAGACAGACGCGCAGAAGCGTGCCCGCATCTTTGGGAACAACGCTGACCCGTTCGCAGGCGGCGGCGTGGTGTGGAAAGACAAACCTATTTAATGCCCGCAATATAGCGGGCGGAGGAATGACATGGCAAGTTTGAATCCTTCGAGCGATATTTCAGCCTTCATCAGCACCATCTTTGAAGGCGCGATCCTTGTCGCCCGCGAAAACAATGTAATGACCGGCCTGGTCCGCACGTTCAACGACCGCACCGGCGTGGCTGTCCGCCAGAACTCGCAGTATGGCGGCGCGACCATGAACGCAATCGCAGAGACCGACGATCTGGTTGGACAGGCTTTCACGCCCTCCAGCATCGCTACCCTGACCCCCTCCGAAGTGGGCGCGCAGTATTTCCTGACCGACACCCGCCGGGAGTCAGATCCGTTCAGCGTCCAGGCTGATGCCTCCACCGACCTTGGCATGGCAATGGCCACCAAGATTGAAACCGACCTGCTCGGCGTGTTCTCCAGCTTCACCGGCGGGACAGTCGGCGCAGCCGGAACGACCCTGACCTGGGGCCATGTGTTTGCGATGGAGTCCATTCTCCGCGCCAAGCACGCACCCGCCCCGTATTTCCTGGTCCTGCACCCCTACCAGTGGCACCCGCTCGCGAAAGCAGCGGTTGTTTCCGGCGCTTCGCAGACCATTGCCCCATCCGTGGCCGAACAGGTCAACCAGTCGTTCTGGGTCCGCACGGTTGCCAACGTCAACATCTTCGTGACCAGCAACCTGACCGTGGACGCCTCCGACGATGCGGTTTGCGGCATGTTCTCCCGTGACGCCCTGGCGCTCGATATGCGGCGCGCTCCTCGCCTGGAGCCTGATCGCGATCCGTCCCGCCGTGGGTACGAGCTGAACATTTCTGCCATGTACGCGAAAGGCGTATGGCGGCCAACCTTCGGTGTCAAGGGCACGTTTGACGCCGCAGTACCAACCTCATAGGAGATGTGACATGAGCGACATTCAGATTATCTCCTCGAACATCGGCGCATTGAGCAACGCTCCCCGCGCTATTTTCAAAGTTCCTGCCGGTCACGGTGGGATCACCATCCTCGAAGCCAAGGTTATCGGCGCTGGCGCTGGTACGTCCTGGCTGACCCTTGAGGACTTGGGCACGACCGGAACGACCCTCACGACCCTTTTGGGCAGTGGCGGAACCGCCGTGTCTGTGGCGAACATCCCGCAGGCGATCACGCTCACATCGAGCGTGTACGTGGACGCCGGTCATTATGTCGGCTTCCGCGAGAAGAACATCGGCGCTTGCGACGCTGTAACCATCGTTGAAGTCGCCTACAAGTGGGGCAAGTAACCCCTTAGGCAATTGGGGGCGGGGATGCGTTCCCGCCCCTCTTTGCATTATCCCGCCCATGCGGGAGAAAGTGAATACAGATGCGCATTGCTTTCATGAGCAACTCGCCATGGACTTTTACGGGCTATGCAAACCAGACGGCGCTGTTTGTCCCGCGCCTGCAAAAAGCTGGTCATGACATGGCTATTATCAGCGTGTGGGGTCATGAAGGCACGCCGATTGCTTGGAACGGCGTGCAGGTGTTCGGCAAGTCGGTACACCCCTATGCACAGGACATCATGCACAGCCACGCGGAAACGTGGAAGGCTGATGCAATGATTTCCCTCATGGACGCATGGGTGGTCGAGCCAGAAGGCATGATGGGCACCCGCTGGGTTCCGTGGTTCCCGGTCGATTCGGAACCGCTGCCGAAACGCATTTACAACAACGTAAAACAGGCATACGACCGGATCGTGTTTAGTAAGTTTGCCTGCCAGCAGCTTGACGCGGCTGGACTGGATTACACCTACATCCCGCACGGCGTAAACACCAACGTATTCAAGCCGCTGGACCGCGCCGCCTGCCGCGAGACGATGAAACTCCCGGCGGATAAGTTCATCGTGGGGATGGTCGCAGCGAACAAGGGCAACCCCCCGCGCAAGGCGTTCCACCCGCAGATCGCCGCCTTCGCTGCATTGAAAGCCAAGTACTCGGACTGTGTCCTGTACCTGCACACGCTGGACGGGACACGCGGCTACGAAGTCGTGGACCTGCGGCCCTACATTGAAGCGCTGGGATTGAAATATGGGTACGCCTTCAAGGACGACCCGGCAGACCTTGACGTTATCTTTGCTGATCAATACGGGCTGGCGCTGGGATACCCTGACGAACAGATGGCGATGTTGTACAACGCAATGGATGTACACGTGCTGGTGTCGATGGGCGAAGGATTCGGAATACCGATACTCGAAGCGCAAGCCTGTGGCACGCCGGTAATCGTTGGCGACTGGACATCCATGAGTGAGTTGTGTTTCAGCGGCTACAAGGTCGCCAAGTCAGACGCCGAACCGATTTACAACAACCTGCAATCGTTCTGGTACTTGCCCCACGCATCTGCAATTGCCGAGCTGCTGGAGAAGTCGTACCACAACAAGGGCGTGGAGCGTTACCGCACATGGGCGCGTGAAGGTGCGCTTGAATACGACGCCGACCTGATCACGGAAAAGTACTGGCTGCCCTACCTGGCGAAACTACAGGAGCGCATCGACATGGAAAGCAGGATCGGTAGGCACGCGCACAGATGGGGATCGACTGGCCTGATTGACAAGGATGGACTTTTGTATATCCCCTGTCTCGATTGTAGCGACGGATTACAGGTCAACCAAAAGACAGAGACGCGGGCAGTCATCCCGAACCGTTACCCCCCGCTTGAAGGTTTGTCATTTGTGCCCGACACGGACGGCATTACCAAGATCGTGACCCGCGAGATCCAGCAGGATTATGACTTCGACAATCTAGACCTGCAACCGGGCGATGTGGTGATAGACGTTGGCGCACACAAAGGTATCGTTTCCTGCTACCTTGCGAAACGGTATCCGGGCGTCAGGGTGTTTGCATTTGAACCGGCAGAAGAAAACTACAGCGCTGCAATCGAGAATATCAAGCGCAATAACGGCATTATGCAGGTACAGGATGATTACGCATATTCCATTGGTGAATCGTCTATCTTGCTTAACCACGCCGCCGTAACCTGCGATGGCCGGGACGTGGAAGTGTATCTTGACCCCGGCAACAGCGGCGGGAACAGCACACACAATCCCAGCGGCATCGGGCAGTGTGTTCATTCCGTGTCCCTGAAATCCATCCTGGACCGCTTCGAGCGTGTGGCGCTGTTGAAGATGGATTGCGAAGGCGCAGAGTACGAACTAATCCCCAGCGTAGATGACGAACTGCGGAAGGTAGACCACTTCCGCGGCGAGTTCCATCTTGCCAGCCAGCGAAATAGTAAGGCGCTGCTGGATTACGTGTCAGAGCGGATCGCCGACACGAAGGTGACGATGAATGGTTGACCTGCGGTTGGGCGACTGTCTGGAGATATTGCCGACACTGGCCGATAAGTCAGTGGATGCAATCATCACGGATTTGCCCTACGGCACTACTGCTTGTAGTTGGGATGTGGTTATCCCGTTTGCGCCGATGTGGGAGCAGGTCAAGCGACTGTGCAAGGGTGCATTTGTCACCACGGCAAGCCAGCCGTTTACAAGTCTGTTGATAATGTCTGCACTTGATATGTTCCGGTATGAGTGGGCATGGGATAAAGACCAAGGCGGCAACTTTGCCAATGCAAAAAAGCAACCACTAAAGACCCATGAAAACGTTGTAGTATTTTCGAGAAACGGGCATACATACAATCCGATAATGACAAAGGCAGACCCCGGCAAAATAAGGCCTGTAAAAGATGGCGCACTTGTCAATATAACAGGAATGACACAGAAGCACTCAGAAGATTACAACCCTGAGTTGAGATACCCAAAAAGCGTTTTACCGTTTTCTGCGAATATGGCAGAGTGCAACAAGTTGAACAGAGAACACCCCACACAAAAGCCCGTCGCGCTGTATGAGTACCTTATCCAGACCTACACCAACCCCGGCGACACGGTACTAGATTTCACGATGGGCAGCGGCACAACGGGCGTGGCATGTGTCAAGCTGGGACGTAATTTTATCGGCATCGAGAAGGAACCTAAGTATTTCGAGATAGCACAGCGACGCATTGCAGAAGCACAGCAGCAAATGACAATGAACTTTACCACCCCAGAGAAGGCAACGGACGCACGGGGCACGCGTGAGGTGACAACGCCGTGACCAACGGACAGATAGCGCAGTTGCAAGAGTTGAATAAGTGCCACATGCAAAGATGGCACTTTGAATGGGTTGACTTGCTACTGCTTTATCTTCAATGGGACAGGGATACTATCTTTGACGCCAGAAAACATACCCGTCTATCAAAGAACAACAAGGCTTTTCTCCGCTATCTGTGGCACCAGTACCGAAACCAAATCAAGGCCATGAAAAGGAATCGACTGTGACCCTCTCCATCCTCTGTGTCACGATGAACGAACCGCACGCGCAGCCGTTCATTTTGCGTATGCACACGCTGGCAACCGTCCTACATGCCGAGTTGGTGCTTGGGCTGGACGGCAAGGCGGCACGAACAGCCCCGTTCCGTCCGCTGGCGAATGTGATTGTTGAAACACCGCCACACGATGTGCCGTTGCAGGAAATGGTAAGCGACCTGTGCGTCAATGCCTGTCATGGTGATTGGGTTCTGCGGCTGGACGACGACGAAGCGGTATCCCCTGCCCTGCAATCGTGGCTGGCATCGGGCGAGTATGAGCGATCAACAGAACGGACGTTCTCGTTCCCGCGTGTCTACCTGTGGCCGGATGCGCGGCATGTGCTGATCAATCCGGGCATGTATCCTGACCTGCAAACGAGATTAGGACGGCGGGAGAACATGCTGGGCGTGACCTACATCCACGCAGGCAACCCCTCAGGACCGGGTAAGACGGTACATTACGCGATTGAGCATCACAAGCTGCTAGTCAAGGACCGGGCGACGCGGGAAGATATCGCCGCACGATATGAGGCCATCCGCCCCGGCGCGGGGTCGCTGCCGGACTATGCACGGTACAACCTGCCAGAAATGTTCTATACCGACTTGAAGTATGAGGACTATTACGATGGTGATTTTACCGCACGGTGAAACGAATATCACTCTCGCCTGCCAGAACAGGTGCGTATCCTGCAACCACTTTATTGTCGTGCAGGCGCGCACCCATGCCAACCTTGCGACAGTGGAACGCGACCTGAATATGGCGGCGAAGGTGGTCCACTTCGGCGTGTACAACCTTGTCGGCGGCGAGCCCACATTACACCCCCGCATTGTGGAAGCGCTGGAAATCGTCAAGGCGTCAGGCATTGCAGACAGACGCGAGATCACCAGCAACGGCCAGAACTTCGCCCGCCTGCCGGATGCGTTCTACGAGAACCTGGACGACTTGATTGTGACGCCGTACAAGCTGACAGATGATGAACGAAAGTACATTACTTCAAAGTGTAATGACTTCAACGTCCGGCTTGAGTGGCATCCGGTCATCTTCCAGTATGCGGCATATAGGACAGCGGACACCGAGCGCGGCGCGGCGTTTTATCGGGACTGCTGGTACAGGCAGAACCGGAACGTGATCGATGAAGGTTATTTCCATCGGTGCTGCATCGGGCGCTTTATCCCGTCCGTGTTGATGGGCCGCGACCAGAACGCCG